GGTGACAAGTTCATCGTTCAACAGGACGTCAAAGGAATTGTCATCGAAGAGTCGAAAGGATCGTATTTTATCGACAAGTCACCTTGGATACCTTTACGCTATACACGTATTGACGGCGAAGACTACGGACGTGGTTTTGTTGAAGAGTACATAGGCGACCTTAAATCGCTTGAAGCGCTGACTAAAGCAATTGTAGAAGGTAGTGCCGCCGCCGCTAAGGTGTTGTTTATGATTAATCCTAACGGTACTACTCGCGCGCGTACGTTGGCTGAAGCGCCTAACGGTGCAATCGTACAAGGTAGTGACGGCGATGTATCCGTTTTACAACTTAATAAGTTTAATGACTTTCGTGTAGCTGAATCGGTAAGTGCTAAAATACAAGACCGTTTATCTCACGCTTTCCTTTTGAATAGTTCCGTGGTGCGTGATGCTGAACGAGTTACAGCTGAAGAAATACGTATGTTAAGCCAAGAACTAGAATCAGCATTGGGCGGTCTCTATTCAATTCTTTCACAGGAGTTCCAACTTCCGCTTGTGTCGCGCTTAATGGAGCGAATGAGTAAGAAGGATCGCCTTCCTAAACTTCCGAAGGACATCGTTAAACCTACCATAGTAACAGGCGTTGAAGCGCTTGGACGTGGTAACGATCTTAATCGTCTTGATATGTTCCTTGCTGGAGCGTCACAAGTCGTCGGTCCTGACTCCGTTATGCAATACGTCAATGTAAGTGATTACTTTAAACGACGTGCTACCGCGTTGGGAATCGAGACCGAAGGATTGATTAAGACGGAAGAAGAAATTCAACAACAGATGCAACAGGCTCAACAACAAGAAATGATGATGAAGCTTGGAGCGCCCGCTGTAGCGCCGACTATAAACGCTATTGCACAACAACAACCACAAGAACAGTAACAACCAAAAGTGAAACATCATGGCAGATTACCAAAAAGTCGAAATAAACGAAAAAGCACCTAACGAGATTGAACCCGATCAACAGCAAACAGAGACGGTTGAAGAACCTCAAGTCGAGCAAGAACGCCCAGAATGGTTACCAGAGAAGTTTAAATCAGCGGAAGACCTCGTCAAAGCCTATGGAGAACTTGAATCCAAGATGGGCAGACCCGCAGAAGAACAAGAAGTCGAAGAAGAAGTAACAAATGAGACTGAACCTTCTACGGAATCAAACGAAGCACAAACTTTAATCACAGACGCATCGAAGGAATTTTTTGAGAATGACGGTAAACTTGCAGATGAAACGTATGAAGCGCTTGCTAAAGTCGGTCTTAACCGCGAGTTGGTCGATAGCTTTGCGCGTGGTCAAGCGGCTCTACAAGACAGCGAATCAACTACGATTAAAAGCGCTGCAAATGGTGAATACGATACTATGTCGGAATGGGCTGGCGAAGTGCTGTCGGACGAAGAAATGAACACTTTTAACGACGTTGTAAACAATGGAACTGTTGAACACGCTAAACTCGCTGTAAGCGGTTTGTACGCGCGCTATAAGAACGAGACAGGTGGTCAAGGACCAAAGCTTGTCACGGGCAATACAACAGGTACATCGACAATGCCGTATCAATCTATGCAAGAAGTGAGTCGAGCAATGCAAGACCCACGATATAAAAGCGGTGATAAGGCGTATCACGCCGAGGTAGACCGTCGATTGGCGGTATCCAATATCTGATATGTTTGAACTCTTAACACTCTTTCTAACAGGCGGTGGAAGTGCCGCGATGGGAAGCGTGTTAAAGGGCGTTTTCGGCGCGTTGGTAGACAGTCGTCAACATCGGTTTGAACTCGAAATGGCAAGGGAGGCACGTAATAATGAACAAGCAGTTAAGTTTCAAGAAAGTATCAATAGCGGGGACGCTGGCGGTTTTGTCCGTGGCACTCGTCGTATGCTTGCTCTTATCGGGATGTCAACGCTCTCGTTCGTCACATGCATCACAGCCGTTTATCCTACCGTCCCACTTGTCTCCGTCACTAACATCACGGGAGAAGGACGGAACGAACTTTTATTCGGACTCATCAGTCTTCAAGCAAGCCAAGCCCCTTTGGTTGTTACAACAGGACATATCGCGCTCTTTCAAGCAACCGTAGTTCTGCCAATGATCGTGGGGTTTTACTTCACACCTGGAGGACGAAGATAACACTTTTTTAGACGAAGCAAAAGACAGCCCCGTGCGCGGGACAACTGACCGACTAGCAACGACTAATAATACTAACACTAATATTAACTCTATAAATAGGAGAACTTAATTATGGCTAATGGAGATACATCTCCCTCACGCGTCGGTCAGATTAATTCAAGTGGAGCGGCTGATGCCCTTTTCTTGAAGAAGTTTGCTGGCGAAATATTAACGACCTTTGAAGAAAATAATATCTTCAAACCTTTGCATACGATCCGTACTATCGAGAATGGTAAGAGCGCTCAATTTCCTGTTACAGGTATTGCTTCCGCTAGTTACTATACTCCTGGACAGAACATTGCTGACAGCGGTAACTCTTACTTGAGCGACATCAAGAAGAACGAGAAAGTCATCACTATTGACGACGTACTTCTTTCTTCGACATTCCTCAGTTCTATCGACGATGTAAAAAATCATTACGATATACGTTCCGTCTATGCTTCTGAGCTTGGTAAAGCGCTTGCTAAACGTTTCGATGAAGCGATTGCTAAAGTGTTTATCGCCGCCGCTCGTGAAGCTACAGCTAACGTTACAGGTGGAAAGCTTGGTGGAGTACTTGACGTATCTGCTAACGCGATGGGAACACCCGCTGACGGGTCTGACGACTCCGACAATACTGATCCAACAGGAGCAGAACTTGTTGCCGCGTTGTTTACCGCCGCTCAAAAGCTCGATGAGAACGACGTTCCTTCCGATGGAAGATTCTGTGTTCTTCGTCCTCAAGAGTATTACAAGCTTATCACTGGTGGTAGCGGATCGCTCGTTATCTCGACTTCTGCGTCTAATCAAGACGTTGGTGGTTCTGGATCACTTGCTTCTGGTTCTATTGCTCAGGTTGCTGGTATCAGCATCTATAAGTCTACTCACCTTCCATCGACTGATTTGTCTTCCACCTCTACGGGTGACGGAGCATCTTCTAACGATGTGTTCGGTTCAGGCGGCGTAGGGTACAATGGTAACTTCACCAACTCGCTTGGTATCGTTGCTCACCCATCGGCTGTTGGAACAGTTAAGCTTCTTGATCTTGCGACTGAGTCCGAGTATCAGATGGAGCGCCAAGGAACTCTGTTTATTGCAAAGTACGCTATGGGTCACGGAATACTCCGTCCAGAATGTGCTATTGAATTACAGAAATAGTCCTTCTTGTTTGGTTGTGTTGAGGGGAGCGAGGGTTTTAATTTTCGTTTTGACCTCGCTCCTCTCTCGCAATCAATTTATTCTTTAACTTTATTCTTACCTTTTATATATGGCACTTACATCGAAGCTTGAAGCAGTCAACACAATGATTGGCGTAGTGGGCGAAAGTCCTGTTAATACCATCAGCGGTAGCAGTTTACCTGTTTCCGTGGTGACCGCTTTAAACGTCCTTGATGAAGTTAATAGAGAAGTCCAATCGGAAGGTTGGCATTACAACACCGAGCACGTTTATCCGCTCACTCGTACATCAGCTAACACAATTGTACTCCCAACAAACACGCTTAAAATCGACGTACCTATCGACAAGTACAACGACATAGACATCGTACAACGTGGTAATAACCTGTACGACAGAAAGAACCATACTGACGTTTTTAGCGAAGACCTAGACGTCTCTATCACTTTTGAACTTACCTTTGAAGAACTACCACAACAATTTAGAAGCTACATCACGATACGAGCGGCACGTAAGTTTGCTAATCGCTTTCTTGGGTCTCCTGAGATCGAGAGCTTCACGCTTCGTGACGAGATTAACGCAAAAGCTACTGCGATAGATAGCGATAGTGAAAACGCAGATCGTAATATATTTGACAACTATGACGTATTACGTGTTGTAGATAGATAGACATGCCGTTACTTACTACTTCTGTACCGAACCTCGTTCAAGGTGTATCGCAACAACCTGACAATTTAAGATTTCCTGGACAAGCTGAAAGCCAAGTAAACGCGATAAGCTCTGTTGTTGAAGGACTTACGAAACGTCCAAGTACTGAACACGTTAAAGACCTGTTTAGTACGCCGCTCCAAAACGACGCTTTAGTCCATTTTGTAGACCGTGATGATACGAATAAGCACGTCATATGTTTTAACCATGATAGCGGTACTACAGCAGTAAGTATTTTTAATTTAGAGTCAGGAGCGTCTATACCTATCACAAGTATAAGCAGTAGCGCTCAAACGTATCTTGACGGTGCGACTGATCCGCTTAATGATCTTAGAGCTTTAACGGTTGCTGATTATACTTTTGTAGCTAATAAAAAAACAACGGTATCACTGGGTACTGAGTTATCAGAGACACTTGCTAAAGAGGCGTTAGTGTTTGTTAAGCAAGCCGCACATAACGTGGATTACAACGTCGTAATAAACGAGGTTGCACTAGGCGGTCCAGTAACAGCTTCAAGTAGCGACGACTCTGAAGACATTGCGGGCGCATTAGCTACATCTATTAATACAGCCTTCCCGACAAGTGGAACGTATTTAACAAGCGTAAATATTACCGACGGTGGTAATGGTTACTTCGCTTATTCAGCTTCTTCGCTCCACTACTATTTCAATACTTTCCCTGACACATCCCCTCACAAAGTTGAAATTACATTTGACCAAGTAGGGAATAATGGTAAAGGCGCTAAAGGTGAAGCCGTTATTACGAACGGTGTTATAACAGGTGTTAACATGACGTCCGTAGGTTCTGGATACGTATCTGGCGTGGCGCTTGATCCTAAGACGCGTGAATATCTATATATAAGGGGGGCTTGGGTGGATGTAACTGCACAGGGACATGCTGATAAGGTGGTAAGATTAGGTTCTACATGGACAAACACCGACCCTAATTTTTACGTACCTTCGGGTTTTTCTGTTGCTACCTTTACAGTTGGGACTATAACTAGCGGGGCTACAATATCAGCAGAAGCGAAAGGTAGTGTTGTAAAGATTACAAACGCTGTTGAGTCGGACTTCACGATAAGAACGAGCGATGGTTTATCTAACACAGGGCTACAAGCAATTTATAAAGAAGTTGATTTTATAACTGACCTACCTAAGCAATGTTATAACGGGTTTCGTGTCAAAGTACGAGGGGACGCCGAACTCGATCAAGATGATTACTTTGTCGTTTTTGAAACGAAAGATAACGAAGATTTTGGCGAAGGTTCGTGGATTGAATCGGTAGGATGGACAGAAGACCGTAGCTCGATTGGACAAGGCAAGGGTGAAAAAGTAGGATTTAATAGAGAAACATTACCGATACGTATACTTCCTAATCCGCTGAATGCGGCGGGAGAGATTACAGGTTATACGATAAGACCTGTATTGTGGGAAGATAGACAGGCGGGTAATTTAAAAACAAATCCAGCGCCTTCTTTTGTAGATAATAAAATAAACGACATCTTTTTCTTTAAGAACAGACTTGGGTTGTTAACTGATACATCCGTCGTTTTTAGCGAAGCTGATAAATATTTTAACTTCTGGAGAACGACTACCCAATCCCTTCTTGATTCTGCTCCTATTGATGTAGGCGTAGCACACACGAAGGTATCGACGCTTAAACACGCTATACCGTTCCAAGAGAAGTTACTGTTGTTCGGTCCACAATCACAGTTCGTACTACGTGGTAATCAGATACTTACACCGAAAACAGTCAGTATATCACCTGTTACCGAGTACAACGCGAACACAAAGATACGACCTCTAGCGCTTTCTAACTTTGTATATTTTAGTTTTCCACGCGGACAGAGCGAAGGTGTCTATGAGTTCTTTGTCGATAATGACACGGACGTTTTTGACGCGTCTGAAATCACCGCTCAAGTTCCTACAT